CCCCAGCCCATCCCGCCCGAACTCTGGTCCCGGCTCGCCGCCCTGGACGCCCGGTGCGACTGCTCGATGCATCGGTGCACCGAGTACCAGACGGTCGGCGCTGGCGGCCTCCGGTTCTGGTCGGCCATCTGCACCCGGGACGGCCAGCCGACGCGCCGGGCGTGGCGGGTGCGGGTCAAGATCCGGGACTCGGCGAGCACGAACGAGATCATCGACGTGAGCGAGCCGGCGCTGGTGGATGCCCTGGCGGCGGCGGTGGAAGAGGCGGAGCGGAGGGGGTGGCACCAATAAAGCAACCACCCCGGCCCCGGCCGGGGTGTGTCCAAAGAGAAAGCCCCGGTTCTACGCCGGGGCTGATGCCAACGCGACGCAGGCCGGGGCTTCCAATCTCTGTCCGTGGGCTAGACGCGCTTTCGCACGTCCCGGCACGAGGCCGACTTTCACCCACGCAACAGAGGAGTATATGCCTACAACCTGCCCACGGGCAGCACGGTGCGGACGGCGGCTACTGAATCTCGTCCCAGTACTCGGCCACGATCAGGTTGCAGATGTCCTCCGCCGTGTCCGACGTGGAATAGGACACGTCCAGGTCGTCCGCCACCTCGGCGGCCAGGTCGCGGTCGGCGGAGAACTCGGGGCAGGTCACGCCGCAGTACACGCGGTGGCCGGGCGGCAACTGGTTCTCCATGTAGCGCCAGTACCACCAGATCCAGAACCCCCGCGGCGGGAACGTGGGCGGCACGTCCGTCTGGGGCTCGACGTACCCCTCCAGCGGCCAGTCGGCGCACGCGGCCACTTGCAGGTCGAGCGCGAGCAGGTCGGTGCGGCGGTTCCCGGTGCCGCTCACGGCGAGCGGGGCCAGGGCCGCGGCGGCCAGGAGCACGAGCAGGCAGATGAGTTGCTTCACGGTCTGGTCCTTTCGGTGTCGCCGTCGCTCCCGCCGAGCCACCACGGCGCGTCGGGCTCGGCGTCCAGGGCGGTGTCAATCGGGTCGGGCTCCATCGGCACCCTTCGGCGTGGCCCGCACCATCTCGCAGGCCAGTCGGACCAGCGCGACCCGCGGCGTGTTCACCGCCACGCGCCCGCCCGCGCGGTAGATCATGCCCAGCGCGATGAGCCGCAGATAGGCGTCCAAAAGATCGAGGTGCGTCCCCACCGGGGGCTGCCCGATCAGGTCGAAGAGGGGCTGGTACTCCCCGAGCAGTTTGGTCTCGGCGTAGGACAAGGCGGGCTCCGGGGTCATGGCTTCACGCGGTAGACGGGAACCGGCGAGGGGTGGCCCGCCAGGTTCTCGCGGTGGCGGCGGCCGACGATGAGCCGCCCCTGCGCCTTGAGGCCCGCCAAGAGCGCCCGCACCTTGTCGGACGGGAGGCCCGTGCTCGACACCAGCTCCATCACCGTCGCGCCCGGGTCGCCGCCGCCGGTCGGGCGGCCCGCGAGTTCCGCGAGCGCGGCGGTGATGAGGTCGGCGTCAGTTCGCTGGGGAACAGCCACGTGCCGTCGATTTCGCGAGCCTGCCATACGATGGTCCTTCCGCTCGGGGTGATGACCCCGTATGCAAAACCGCGCTCCTGCGCCAGCGTGCCGACGTTGGCACGCGCGTAGTCGAAGTCCAGCCGGCAGAGGCACCCCGCCCCGTACCCCCACGCCCCGTCGTGCCGCTCCACCCGCACCGCCTCCACCCGGTGGACGTGGCCCATGATGACGTTGCCGTAGACCAGCGCCGCCTTCCTGATCGCCCCCAGCCCGTGCGAGTACCCATGCACAACTGCATGATCCCCCAGGCGGTAGACGCCCTTGCGCTTGCAGTACGGGAGGATCTGGCACCCCTTGAGCGTGACCTCGATACGGTCGATCCACTGGGTGGCCAGGTGCCGCAGCGCCCCGGACGTGGGCTTGTCGAGCAAGTCCCACAGGCGCATGTCGTGATTGCCGAGCGTCAGCACCGTGGGCCGATACCACGCGAGAAAGTCGAGCCCGGCCTCAAAGTCGGCGGTGACGGACTCCGCCGCTTCGTCGTTGCTGGCGCTCTTGCGGAGCCAGCGGAAGTCCCAGTGGTCGCCACCCCCGACCCTCACGGTGGGCTTGAAGTCGGCCAGGAACGCGCGGGCCGCCTCCAGCGCGGGCTTGTCCGCCTCGTCGCCGTGGGTGTCGAAGAGGGCGGCCCAGCGGGTGAGCACGGCTCACTGCCCCCCGGTCAGTTTGGCCCACACCGTCGTGACGGCCGCGCCGACGCCCGCCACCACGGCCGCGCCGACCCACACGCCGCGCTTCTGCTCCGCCTGCTCCAGCCGGTCCACGCGCACGATGAGGCCCTTGGACGGCTCGCCGTTGCCGGTGAGCAGTTCCTTGATCGTGACGACCTCGTCGTAGATCAGTTCAACTTTGTCTTTGGGTGGCACGGCGAGGTGGCTCCGGGCGGTACAATGGGGGGATGGCAACACTGGGCGAACGGCTCATTGCGTCCTTGACCACCCTTCGGGACGCACTCCAGAAGAACGGTGGCGTGAACGGCCTGTGCGTCAACGAGTACGCCATTGACCGCACCGACGAGGGCGAGGTCGTGTCGTATGAGGGCGTCGGCTGGCGGGGCGGGGAGTTTGGTTACGTTCGCGGCGAGCGGGGGTCGGACGGCATCATGCGAGAGACCTTCCGTCGCATGTGACACCACCCCCGCGCACGCGGTACACATGATCAGGGACAGGTTGCGGACGGTGCGGGCGGTCATGGAGTCGGCCCATCCCCATCCGCCGGGATAACCTCGCACTCCCCGGGTGGGCCGTAGTTCCACCGCACGTCAGTGATGATCCGCTGCACCTTGCGCCACTGGGCGCGCTGGCGGTTGTCGAGGTGCGGGTACATCCGGTCAAGCAGCGCCGGGAGGGTGTGCTCCAAGTCCACCAGGTCGGGCTCGGTGATCTGGAACAGGCGATGTGCTACGGCGTGGCCCATCGGGAGAGTCCTGGTTGGTGAAAGGTCGCCCAGTCCGGCGGAATGGGCGGGGCCTGCCAATGCCACAGGCCGTTGGCGTCCTCGTTCGCGTCGGGCACGATGATGCCTCGACGGCTCATCTCGTACTGCTGACCGTCATCGAAGTACACATCGCCATCTTGGGCCTCGCTCTTGGCCCCGCAGAGCAACCGGCCATCGGCCCGCCAGCGAAGGCTCACGGCTTCGGCCCCTTCGCGGCGAGCACCGTCAGCAGCAGTTCCCGCTCCTTGTCCGCCTGCTCCTTCCGCTTCTGGTCGGCCTCGTCCCACGCGGCGTCGGCCTTCTTGCCGGCCCGCCGGTTGAACCAGCCGACCGCGCCGCCGAGGCCCAGGACGCTGGCCGCGGCGGACACCAGCGGGTTCTCCGCGGCCCAGCCCAGGCCGTCCGAGACCATCGACCCCATCCGCTGCGCCGCGTCGTCGCGGATCGAGGTGTAGGACGTGGACCGTTCCTTGGACCCGTCCGCCCCCGTCCTGGAGCGGTGCGAGAACGTGGTGCAGCCCGCGAGCAGGCACAGGGCGAGGAGGGTGATGATGGGTTTCATGGTTACACCAGCACGTAGGAGATGAGGAAGCCGGTGGTGGAGCCCGCGCCGGTCGTGACCGTCAGGGCCTCGCCCGCCACCGTCTCGAACCAGCCGACCGGGTTGAACGGGAGGACCGCCCCGCCGTTGGCCCCGTTGGCGAACAGGGGCGAGATGGCCGTGCTGGCGCTGTTGAAGGTCACGTCGGTGGCCGTCCCGCCCGTGACCATCGCCAGCGCCACCACGCGGATCTTCTTGCCGGTCACGGCGGCGACGAGGGAGGATGCGGTCTGGGACGCGGCGATGTTCGCCTTCGTGATGGTGCGGGCCGTCTCCGCGTCCTGGCCCGCGATCTGGAACTGGAAGTGCATACGTGGCTCCGGTAGGTGGGTTAGAGGCCAAGAAGCCGGCTCACCGCCGCCCGGGGCGGGTACTGCCACGCGCCGTAGAACCTGGCGTAGCCGGCGTTGATGCCAACGGCGGGGATAATGTCGGACGTGGCGCGGCGCACCGACCACACCGACGAGGCCGAGGTCAGCGAGAGGTTGGTCGGGGCGGACGGGAAGGGGGCCGCGGCGAGCTGCCGGGCGCTGGTGTCCACGCTGGCCGCCCACTCGCTCTTGGAGTCCAGCGACGTGTTCTCGCTCATGTTGTCGCCGGAGCGCAGGAAGTAGTACGCGCAGTCGAGGAAGTCGTGGTGGGCCGCGTCGGTGCTCGCGTCCTCCCAGCAGAGGGTGGACCACCCCTCGGTGAGGAACCCGATCACGCAGCCGCGGGCGCGGATGTGGGCGGTGTTGATCGAGTTCCAGGCGAACATGATGTGGGCCTCGCCCGCGCCCGTGGTCGCCGCCTCCCACACCGAGCAGTTGAGCAGGCGGATGTCGTGGTTGGCCCCGTGCACCACGAAGTTCCGGACGCCCGCCAGCCCGTCGCCGTCGAAGATGATCTCGCACGCCTCGAAGAGGACGCCGTAGGCCGCGCCCCCGGTGGCGGTGAAGCCGATCACGCCCGGCTGGCCGACGCCGGCGCCCGACGACCCCGAGCGGGTCATGTGGATCGTGCAGCGCCGGGACGCCATGTACTGGCTCAGTCGCCAGTGGATGCCGCCCGTGACCGTGCAGCGGTCGGCCCGCACCGGGTAGGTGGACCAGTCCCACTTGTCGCTCGGGGCGGTGGTGTTCGCGGCGTCGTAGGGGACGAACCCCGTCTCGCCGGCGTAATACGTGAAGGTGCAGCCGTCGTAGAGAACGCCGGTGACGGGCGAGCCCGTGTCCGCGTGCGCGTAGCACCCGATCTGCCCGTTGGCGGAGAGCCCCCCGAGCACGGCGCCGTCGAGCCCGAGGTAGCGGTAGCCGTGGAAGGCGCACGCCCGGACCACCGCCCCGCTCAGCGACCCGGCCGCGTTCGTGGTGTAGTGGACCGTGTAGGTGCCGTCGTGGCGGAGCCCGTACCCGGCGCAGCCCTCGATTGTGTTGTTGACGTTGGCGACCGTCTGCCCCAGGAACCCAAAGGCGTGGAATCCGGCGTCGCGGGCCGTGCACAGGCGGATGATGGAGTTCTGGTTGTCGTCCATCCGCACGCAGTAGCAGTCCGAGCCCCCGGGGTACAGTGCGAAGTTGATGCCGTCCACCACGTTGCCCGTGCCGCCGTTGAAGAAGATCGCGGTGGACCCATCGACCGCGCAGTAGGCGACGGGGAAGCCGCTGGTGTTGGGGTTGTCCCCGCCCAGGTAGACGCTGAGCACGCCGGTGCCGCTGGCGTAGTGGTACTTGCCGGTGGAGCCGGTGGCGTTCTGGACGTTGGCCAGAGAATCCGATTGCAGGAACCCGTAGTGGCGGCCGGAGCCGTCGATGTTGGCGTCCCACTTGTAGACGACGTGGGAGAGGGTCAGGCCCGTGGCGATTGTTTTCTGCCAGGCGTTGGTGCTGGCGGTCCAGCCGCTCTGCACGAGCTGCACGTCCCCGCGGAGTTCCGCCTGCGTCTGCCCCTTCCACTGCTGGACCGTGACGTTGGACTTGTTCGTGTACGTGGTCAGCGAGGCGTTGGCCGTGGCCGCCCCGGTGGGCGTGGTCGCGCCCCGGATCGTGCCGGCGAGGTACAGAACGTCGCCGCTGCTGATCGACGTGGGCAGGGTCTTGCGCGGGGCGAGTTCCGTGCCCGCGTTGGCGTCGTCGCCGGTGTCGCCGTTGATATAGAACTCGGCCATCTACGCAGCTCCTTGGCGGATGAAGCCCATGCAGCGCTCGCGGTGCCCGAAGTCCTCCAGGCACAGGGCCACGAACGCGGCGGTGGGGTCCGCCGTCCGCAGGCCCAGCGTGAGCAGGTAGTCGGCCACGGTGCGGGCGGAGCGGACGGGCTCCGCGATGCCCCTGCGGCGGTACGACCCGGCATCGACCGCGTAGGGGTTGACCACCCCGGGGCCGAACACGTTGTCCCGGATCGTCACGTCCGCATGGACCGGGCACACGCTGATCCCGATGGTCTCGAAGCTGGGCCGCACGCGCCCGCCCACGATGACGTTGCCGTAGATGCTGGCCTTGCCCCGGAACGCCTGCTTGGGCTCGTTGCCCCAGTCGCCCACGCCGATGTGGCAGGGGTTGTCGAGGAACAGGTTGTGGCGCACCACCAGCCGCTTGCCCGCCTGGTCGGTGCACGCCTTGAGTCCGTGGTAGCCGCCCCGGGCAAAGACGCAGTTCTCCACCACGATCTCGCCGCAGGTGGCGTGGATGTAGAGGTTGTGGCAGTCCGTGGGCTCGCGCACGCCGTCGTAGCCGTTGTGGTCGAAGAGGCAGTTGCGGACCACCACCCGGTCCACGTTGGCGAGGAACGCGCCCGACTGCCGGTGCCCCCCGCCGTTGCCGAGGAATCGGCAGCTCAGCAGTTCGACCAGCGCGATCCGCGGGGCCGTCTCGGGCCAGATCTGCGCCAGGAGCCCGAAGGGCTGGCCGACGACGGTGCGACCACGGATGGGCGCACCCGGGGTAGACCACACCTCAATGGTCGCAGTCGCGGTCAAGAAGCCCCCGGAGCCGTAGTAGGTGGCGGTAGCGGGCGACGGTCCATTGTAGCCGATGCTACAAAAGCGGGCCACCGTCCCTGCGGGCATTCCTCGCTGGCCACGGCCGTCTTGCCCGCGAGCAGGCACCCGCACGTCGGCGGGTCCGCCTGCGGCGTCAGGGGCGGGCCGCACCAGTCGGACTCCGCGTCCGTCCCGGGCACCCGCGCCCGCACCCGCGAGGGGCAGGCCCGGCACGCCTCCCGCCGGGCCGTCACCGCCGCATCGCCAGCCGTGTCGCCCGTGGCCAGCGCCGTCAGGTACTTGGCGCCGCCGTGGACGCCCACCAGCGCCGCCCTGGTCAACTGCGCGAGGTTCATAGCGTGAGCCCCCCGGTCCCCCCGCCGCCGCAGGTGGAGCAGCCCCGCCCCGGCACCACGATCTGGCTGGAGCGGGCGGGCGGGACGAACAGACGCCCCGGGTCCGGCGGGCACGGGACGCCCTCGCACACCGAGCCGTAGCCGTAGAACGTCCCCTGGTTCAGGATCGCGCACTGGGACTGGAGTTCCTGGCTGCATTGCCACCCGTGCTGCTGGCGGTGGCAGCACGCCCCCGTGCAGTTCACGAGTTCGCAATCCACGCTCTCGGGGTGGTACTCGCCCTGCCGGGCGTTGCACTCCTCCAGCGTGGTCAGTTCGCACTCCACGCCGTTCGGCCCGGTGTAGCAGCACGGGTGACGGTCGGGCGCGCCGCAGACGTTGGGGTCCTGGCACGTCAGGCCCTTCCGCCACTCCCCCTGGCGCGCCTCGCACGCCTGCCGGGTCAGGTGCTCACAGGTCGCATTCGGGAGGCAGCAGGCCGCGGTCGTCGGCCCGGCGCAGATGACCCGCTCGCACGTCGTCAGCGGGCCGTGAAAGTAGCCGTGGACACGCGTGCACTGCTCCTCGGTCGATACCCGACAACCCACCCCATCGGGCAGGCAGCACGCGCCCCGCAGGGTGGCGCAACTCGGCGACTCGCAGCGCGTGCCCGGCCCGAGCCACCCGCCGCCCATCTGGCCGCAGGCGGCGGCCGACATCTGGTCGAAGCACCTGCCCCGGCAGCAGCACGCGCCGAGCGGCCACCCCGTGGCGCACTCGGGCACCCGCCCCGGGTGCAGGACCACCCGCAGGTAGTCCGCGCCGTAGGGGTTCGGGGAGCCGCCCGGCAACTGGCTGGACATGTAGGACTGCTGGCCCTCGTACGCCCCCCCCTGCCAGCGCTCGAATCCCTCCAAGTAGGTGCCGACAAACGGGGCGAGGGGCAGGCCCACCCCGGCGCCGACCGTGCAGGCCGTGAACGGGACCGTGCCGCGGGACACCTCCACGCGGCCGGTGAAGCAGTCGCGGCGCGTGAACGTCACGGGGATGGCCCACGAGAGCGACGAACTGCTGTGGCCGATCCCACCCGCCCCCTCGACCCGGAGGCTCTCGCAGGAGTACGCGCGCCACACCCCGCCGATCTGCGCGTACGTCGTGGTCCGGCGGGAGAACAGGTAACTGCCGGTCCAGTTCTCCGCCGGGCCGCAGCACGCGGGGGCCTGGAAGTCGTACTCGATGACGACGTTCTCGCCGCTGGGGCCGCTGAACCGCCGGAGCCGGTGTATCCCCAACCGGGGCAGGCACGGGGGCCGCGCACAGGGCGTGTTCGGCGGGACGCAGCCCCCCTGGCCGCAGCAGCACGGCGCACCCCCGGCGGTGGTGACGAGCCCACCGCCGGAGGTCGCCAGTGCGGAGCCCACGATGAGGAGCGAGTCGGCCACTAGATGGTCGCGCTGGCCACCCGGGCGATGAGCTGTGCCGCCTTGCCGGCCTTGAGCACGATGGAGGTTGAGGCCGGCCAGGTGATCTTGGAGCCCGGCGCGGTCATGATGTCGATGTCGGTGTCGGCCGCCGTGACCGTCGCGCCCGAGAGGTCGATGGGCTTGATGGCGTTCCTGAACGTCATCCTGCCGCTGTTGAGGTTGAGCGCCGAGGTGACGTTGCCGGCCTGCCAGTCCACCTCCCCGTTGTTCACGGTGAGCGTGGCCGCGCCGCCCGTCTCCTTCTCCACGCGCACGATGACCCGGCCCCCGTTCACCGTCATCGTGCCCGCGGGCCGGCGCAGGATCGTGACGCCGCCGTAGACGTTGACCGTGGGGTCCGTGCCGTCCGCCTTGTACTCGACGTTCACGGCCCCCCCGTACACGTCCATGATCTTGCCCGAGAGGTCCACCGAGTCGTTGACATCGACCTCGCCCGCGACCACCTCCAGGCGGGTGTTGATCGTGCCGCCGGTGAGGAACAGCTTGCCCAGCGTGTCCACGCGGACGATGCCGATCCCGTTGGTGCCCGCGGTGACGTACCACCGCCCGCCGCCCGCCGCGTACTCAAAGACGTGGTTGGCGTACTGGCCGGTCCCGTTGGTGTTGACGGCGATGGTCAGGCTGGTGCCCGTCCCCCCGCCGGTGCCGGTGTGGCCCCGGGTCACGCCCACGTGCGCGAGCGCGAGGTTGAGCGTCGCGGGGCTGCCGGAGATGGTCCCCGAGTCCTCGTTGAAGTACACGATGTTGGACGCGAGCGGAACGGCCGACGCCCCGTACACGCCGTCGTGGTAGTTGCCGGCGGTGTTCAGGTCGCCGGGCTGCGTGCCGGGCGCACGCCAGTAGCGGACGGTCTGTGCCATGATCTAGGACTCCGTAGGTCAGGTGTGGGTCTTGGTGAGGTAGAGGAAGGCGTCCACCGTGCAGTTGCTCTGCGTGGTGGTCACGGCGAGGCCGGCGAAGGGGGAGCGGATGTCGAAGGGGGCGGTCATGCCCGCGGCGTTCCTGGTCACGGCCGTGGCCGGCGCCACGCCCTGCGTGCCCTCGGGCTCGTTCGTCACCACCAGCGCGATGACGCCGGAGGAGAGGGTGCCAACCGCGTTCTTGACCTCGAACGACCCGACCGTGTACCCCTCGGTCGGGCGGAGGAACGAGTCCACGGTGTCGATCTTCCATCCGGTGATGGCCACGACCCGGCCCTTGCGGTCGGCCAGGTCGATAACCCTGAGATTGCCCTTGCTGGGGTTCTTCATAGTCCGAGCGCCTTGCGTAGGGCCGCCTTCTCCGCGTCGTCCATCGCGTTGACGGCGGCGATGAGCCCCTGCCCCGGCGACAGCGACGGGCGGGACTGGGAGCAGGGGGCGAAGTGGGGGAGTTCGCGGGCATCAAGAACGTGCGCCGTGCCCACCGTGAACACGGTCACGAGGGTGCCGATAGCGATTGGACTGACGTTCAGTGAATCGGGCCAGCGCTCGCAGTTCGGTTTGATGTTCTCAAGCCGACGCACCTGGTCGTCCATCGTCACGTCCACGTGGTACGTAAACGACGTTGCCGGCGCTGGTGCCCACGGACCCGTGGAGGTTCCATTGATCGCGACTACTTCGCCTGGATATGACTTGACGAGCGTGGGCATTAGAGTTGTAGGTTGCCGGGCAGCGCCTGCCAGCCGTTCGCGTCCAGGCGATGCTGGAGGATCTGGTACCACACCGGCTGCATGGCGTTGGTCATGTAGAAGGACACAAAGTGGTAAGGGGATCGCACATAGATCGCGTTGTCGTTCAGAGTGGCGTCGTATTCCTTGAGTTTGTTCTGACCGGCCGGAGGGAGGAATAGCGTCCGCTCGTCAGCGGATGGACCGATGGGAATGGTGGCGACGTACGCACCGCCGGGCGTGAACCCCAGCGGCGGCGGCGTACCCGTGTCCTCCGTCCACGTGTACGTCGTCTCCCACGCCGTCTTCTCGGTCTGCGTAATGCGTCCGGCCTTGAAGCGGTAGTAGCGTCCCTGGATCTTGTGGAGGCGGCCGTTCTGCTGGCCAATCACAGCGAACTGGTTGGCATTCTGGAAGCCCTGCAACACCACGTTGATCTCATAGACCACGCGGGTTTCTTCCGGCTTGTAAATCGTTGTGTCACCAAACCGCGCTGTCGTTCCGTTGGTACCGGGCACCTTGGCCGGGTACGTGAGCACAGCGGGGAACTCGCCGAGAGTGTCCTGAAAGTCCACGCTCGCGCTCTGGAAGCCGGGTCGCGTCTTGTCGGGATGAGGCGCGAGCCGGCCGGAGCGGTCGTTGGAATACACGACATCCACCCAGGTGGATTTGTTGTCGCCCACTGGCTCCCAGTCGTACCGATCCGCCAGCATCGGAAAGAACGGGTCCGGCGGCAGTAGCGGATAAGGCGTTCCGATAGGCGGCAGGGTGATGTCGGAGAGAGCACCAGGCGGAAGACTGTCCACGTGGTATCGCAGGACGATCTGTGCCTTAGAGCCGTCCGTTGACCCGCCGTGGGACTTGACGCCTTGCAGGGTGGCCGTCATCGAACGAGGTTCCCTTCTCCTCCGCGGATGACTTGAGCGCCGGGTGCAACGGGGTACTTCTGGCGCACGCTCAGTTCCATGAGCGACCGCATTCTGGAGATGTCTATGGACATGCGCTCGGCGGCCACCTCGCGCTGGGCATTGGCACGCCTCTCCTCGGCGGCACGCCTTTCGACAATCTCGGCCTGATCGGTCAGGAGGTTCTTTCCCCGTCCCAAGATCGTGTTGTACCGCTCCTCGGTCGCGACGCGCCGCTGTGCTAGTTCGTCGTACCGCTTTTGGGCGGCCAGAATGTCGTCCCACGTCTTCTGGGTCAGTTCCACAACACTCTGGTGGTCGTCGGTGCCCTCTGTCAGTGTGTCTTGCTGGGCACGGAGCCGGGCGTAAGCGCCTCGCATCATCTCTACGCCGTTCCTGATCCGCACAATCTCTTCATCGAGTGTCTTGAGTTCAGATTGGGCACTCTTCAGGATGTTTGAGTCAATAGGAGGCTGCCCGGCCTCCTTTTGCGCCTTGGCGATCTCTTGCACCAGCGCGCTCTGCGCCTCGGCAATCTGTTGCTTGGCCTGTACGACCAAGCCCACCTGCTCGTCGCGCATCTTCTCCTTGATACCGTGGAATAATCTCTCGCCGATCTGCTTGCCCAGTGCGTACGCAGCCACCGCGACGCCGGGGACTACGAACATGCTGTTGAAGATGCCGGTTGCGGCCTTCTTCGCCCGGTTCAACTGCTTCGCGAACGAACTGGTCGTGCCCACCGCGGCCGAGGCGGCGTGTCCAGCGTTTGCGACACTCTGCTGCACGGCACTGGCCGCGTCGGCCGCCGACACCTTGACCGACTGGGCCGTCCTCGCTGCGGCGGCAGCCGCCTTCGCGCTCGACTGCTCGATGGTCGTCTCAATGTTGGTGGCATCCACCCGGACCTGCGCGGCCGTCTGGTTGACGATGTACTGAACCTGCGCCATGCCGGTCTGAAGACCGACGATGTTGGCATGGACGCCGATGCCGACCGAAGCGATTTCCGCTGCGCCAGCCGATCCGGTATTTGGTTGGGATGCGTCGTTAGCCATTGGTACGGATTGCCTGGGGTCGAGTCCTTAGGTACTGTGACGGCATGGAAGAGACACGCGATATCAGCGGTGATGTGGCGAACGGCATCCTCAAGGCCGCACTGGTGGTGCTCCTGGTGGCGATGTGCCTTGGCGTGGGCGCGTACGGCGTGTACACCTGGATGAACCAGCCCCAAGGCGAGTACGTGCCAGATTGGAACGGGCAGGGTTCATGAGATGGTTAGTGTGGATGTGCCCTGAAAGCCGATGCGAATGACAGTGAGGCCGCCCGCTGTCACACTGAGCGAGATGGACTTCCAAAACGCGGAACCGGCATACGTGCGGCTGGTCGTTGACGTGAGCGTCAGGGTGCCCGCAGTGTCACCCGTAAGCGCCCCAGTGGTGATGAAGTTGTCGCCCGTCGTCGGCGTGGAGTGCGTCAGAGCGCCGCTACCGCGGAACGAGTAGCCGATGGTGTTGACCTCAAGCGGACTGACGCCGATGTCCGCGCGCGTGGTGAAGGCAGTCCCCGAGAATGTCGCGTCCGTCGTGGTTCGCTCGGAGTACTTCAGGGTGAGCGACGCGGGCTCGCTGCTGTTGGCCACGGCTGCGGCGGCGGTCGTGTCGTCAAGGAAGCCCCGGAAGCTACCGCCCCACCTGTACACGCCAGGGATAAAGGTCTTCGCCGTTGCCCCGAACGCCGTCACCTCATGAACGTTGCGCTCGACCTCCAAGTCGTACGCGCTGATGTTCGCGGTGTAGCCAGGGGAGAACGTCACCAGCCCATTGCTGCCGATCTCGGCGGTCGGGGTCAGGATCTCGAACTCCCCATCCCATGAAGACAGGCCCTTGAGGAACAGAGACGTGGGATCAGAGGCTGCGAACGAAGTCGTGTCGTACTCGTCGGCGTTCAGGTTCAGCGTGAAGCGGATCGGCACGCCGCCAGTAGTCGAGTTGCTGGTGAACTGAGTGTGATTCGATCCTGTGGACCCGTTGGCCCACGAGACAGAACCGGCCATGCCGGTGACTGCTGCCATGATGTAGCTCCAGTAGAGGTCATTGGCTCATCGTGAACGAGAACTGCGGGATGAGGTTGATGTAGTGGTCGTCGGACTCGTCAAAGGTGTCGTCGTACTTGATGAAGGTGGCCGTCCACGGGGAAGTGAGCGTTGGCTTGTACCTGTGGAAACCGTGGGTCGGCTGCGTGCTTGGGGCGCTGCTACTCCAGTTGCCGTAGATCCTCTTGAGGATGTTGCTGGCCGTCTGCATTGGGTCTGTGTCGGTGTGCGACTTCCACGGCACCCAAACCGACGCTCGGAACGTGACGCTCACCACGTCTTTGGCGAAAGCCGGCCGGTTGGGCACCCCCGTCACGGTCTGGACCACGTAGGGGTATTGCACGCTTGCAGGAATGCGGCTGGGGTACCACGCATTGATGAGGGGCGACGCGGCGTTGAACAGTCCGCCCGAGCCGGTGTCCGCGGCCGCGCGAGTCTTTAGAACGAGATGGATGTCCGCGATGTTCATTTGCGGTCCACCGTCGCCACCTTCATCAACTCTTCACGGGCCGAGCGAACGAAGGCGTCCTTCATCGCGGGTGCCGCAAGCTGCGCGGACCGTGCCATGAATGGCCGCGGCTGGATAACCACCTGCTTCTTGAGCACGAACACGACGGTGCCAGCCGCGAAGGTCTCGGAAGCCTTGCCGCGGATCTTCTTGAACGTTGAGCCATAGCCGATGCGGGCCTTGTCCTTTAGAACGAGAACCCCGCCGCCTTTCGGGCTAGGGACGAACTGGAGCAGGGGATTGCCCTTGATCTTGCCACCGCCGCGGGCGATGACGCGACGTGCGAGCAGCCGGTTGACGGGCACCACAAGGAACTTGCCCTTCTTCGCCCGGATGATCCCACCGAACTCCAGCTTCCGCGCATATCTCTTCGACGCCCCGTAGAACGCCTTGAGGGGGGTGCCGAGGCGCGCGGGGTGGACGGCAGCGATGGACTCCTCCAGTTGCCCAGTGTCGCGAGAAGGAGGCTCGCCGGGGGCGGAGACATCCGGGAACGACTTGGTACTCACGAGTTCAGATGCCTTTGCTGCCCCCACGGTCGCGGCAGCGAACAAGCCCTTGCTCACCGCCGGCGTCAGCGCCTGCATGAACTGGTCCGTCTTGAATGTGACCTGTACGTCGGCCACTACGCGGCCCGCCTCTCTGGTAAGATGTGCTCATGGACACAGAAGTCTGGAAGGACGTGCCTGGCGAACCCGGCTACATCGTGAGCAGCCAAGGGCGAGTCGCAAAGGTGGTCGGGAAGCGCACCGTCAACGGGTATAAGGCCGTCAGCTTTCCCCGTCCAGGGAACAAGTGCAAAAGCGTGTTCACGCATCGCGTGGTCATGGCTGCCTTCGTGGGGCCTGCGCCGGCTGGAATGGATGTGAATCACAAGAACGGCGTTCGCCACGACAACAGGCTTGACAACCTCGAATACGCCACTCGGGCCGACAATAATCTGCACCGCTACCGAGTCTTGGGTCGCCACGGTCCTGGCAGGCGGCTGACCAGCGGGCAAGTGGAAGCGGTCAGGCTGAGTGCTGGCGAGATCAGCGAGGAAGTGTGGGCCGATACTCTCGGCGTGAGCCGAGGCTGTATACATCGAATCAGGAAGGGCCTGGTCTACCGAGAAGCGCCTGGCCCCATTGGTACCAAGAAGATATACCATCGCGGTGGTCGTCATCACAAAGCCAGGCTGAATGACGAGTTGGTGCAACACATACGAGCCGACATCGGCACATCGAGCGCGGCCCTGGCTCGCAGGCTTGGCGTATCCCAGACGGCCATTGACCATGCCAGACAGGGACGCACATGGAAGCATGTGGGCGGACCGGTGCGAGTCTGCATTTCTTCTCGCGGAGAACTGCACTCTCAGGCCAAGCTCAGAGAAACCGAAGTGGCTGAAATACGATCGGCGCTTGCTGCTGGCGAGTCGCAGCGATCTGTGGCTGGTAGGTACGGAGTCAGCCGTTCCTTGGTAGGTCTGATCGGCCAGCGCAAAGTCTGGGCGCACGTCGAATAGACGGTTAGTCGCCAGCATCATTCCCCTCCACAGTCTCTAGAGGGGCCGCGAGATACCCGCCACGTCCGGCATGGTCGATGGGCTTGCCGACGACGGTCAGGATCTTCTGAGAGAGTCCGCGAACGCCACCGCCGCTGATCTGGCAGATGCGGTCAGTGGCCCGCAGGTCCAGGCTCGCGGGGAAGTACCCGATATAGGACGCCGCATCCTCTGGCTTTCCGGTGCCGTACGCCTCCCGCGACGACCGGCCCTGTATCGAGCAGCAGACCGGCCAGTAGATGGGTGCCCATGTAGTCTTGACGCCGGCGCTCGTGCTCGACTGCGTTTCCGTCTCCCGCAGCACCATGCACTTCTGCGTCATCATCCCCCGCGCGCGGCCGTCGCAGGCGGTGGGGAGCGTCTGGGTGCTGCCGTTGGTGACGGCCTGGTCCTCGAAGGCGGCGCTGGGGTCGTCGGTGGAGACGCTGGAGACGAGCCCGGCTGCGGCCTGGATCTCCACCGTCTCGTTCTGGTAGACGATGAACCCCGAGGCGGTGTAGACGATCGCGGCGGTGCCGGTGCCGGACTGGTAGGTGGCGGTGTGGGACGCCAGCCGCGCGGGGGACGACAGGGTGATCGTCGCGCCCGGCTCGCGGTCCACGGCCTCGCTCCAGGTCACGGTGAACTGGGAGCCGCCGGAGCCGAGGGTCACGGAGACGATGGAGGGAACGCCCATTAGGCGGTGTACCTCCGGTAGCGCTCCAGAATGGCGAAGGGACTGCCCAGCGTGGTGTCCTCTTCCTTGCCGTTGCGTCGCGTCTGCGACCACTCCCCCAGCGACTCGGAGATTACGTCGGGGTCGGTCGTCTGCTGGCGGTACATGCTCGCGGCCATCATGGTGGCGACGTACGTCAGGTCGCGGGGCAGGACGCCGGCCGAGGCGTACCCGCCGGTGTAGGTGACGACGACGCCGGAGGCGGTGCCCCGGAAGTTCGGGGAGCGCACCCAGGAGAGGCCCGAGGGCTGGGGCCACCCGCTGTCGAACCACGCCGCCGCAGACGCCTTGGGCGTGGCCCGGAAGCCCAGCCGGCCGGTGCGCCCGGGGCTGGTGGACAGGCTGGCGATGGCGATGCCGTCGCACTCCAGGTCCGTCAGGGTGATGCTGGTGGACGATGAGGCGGTGTCGGTCAGGGCCACGGACGCGATGGCGGTCACAGGCGTCCAGCGGAGGAGCAGGTGGTTGAAGAGGTTGCCGTCCAGCCGCTCCACGCGGGAGGCGGTGAGCCAGTGGTTGAACCCCGCCTCGTCGTAGCGGTTGCAGTAGCGGGCGATGAAGTCCTCGGCGGCGTTGATCGCGGGCGTGAGTTGCCCGCTGGTCAGCGTGGTGTCGTCAAGGAACGTCTGAACGGCGGAGACGGAGGTGAGTTCAGGCACTGGGCACCCCCATGAACCCGCCTCGCATTCCCTGCTCGCGCTGGGCCGGGTCGGTCAGCCAGAACATGCCGTAGGGGGCGGTGAAGTACGCCCGCATCCCCGCGGGCGCGGGCATCACGGCCGTCATCTCCCCGTGGGCCGGGAAGTGGTCCACCGTGAACGCACCCGGGCGGCGGTCCCCGAAGTCGATGAGGGCCGGGGCGAAGTAGACGCCCGACCACACCAGCGACGACCGCGGGGGCCAGTAGGCCACGTCCTCACCGATGGGGTGGACGCTCACGAAGTTGTCGCGTCGGAGGGTCGGCATATCACGCTTTGGGCTCGGGCACGGGGAGAGAGCAACACGCACCACCACTCTGCACGGTGCCGCCGTGGCTATCGGTGTGGATTTCCATCCGGCCCACCTTCGCGTCGTCTGGAATGACGATCCGGGGCGGCCAGTTGGGCCGTTCGGGCTCGTGCGGATACCACGGCCTTCCGCTCTGGTCTTTGCTCATAAAACCGACCCGGAGCCACTAGGCCCCGGGCCGGGAGGCGGAGGAGAAAAGGAGACGACGTAGGAGGGGGAGCCGCCGGTAGATCGGGTGGACCTGGGCGTGGCCGTCCCGCGCCTCTTGCTCGGTCGCCGGCCGGCACCAGCCCCGGGCGCAGGATTCCGCGAAGCAGTCCTCCGGGACCGCGAACACCTCGCCCGGCTCGTACGACCCGGCCAGGTGGGGCGGGACGACGAGGCCGACCACCCGGAACGCCCGGCGTTGCTCGGGCTTGGGCAGACCCGGGTTGTCCTGGGGCTCGCCCCACGCCCGCAGCGACGCGATGGACTCGCGGTCGAGCATCGCGGCAACCGACATGGGGATGGACTCCAGCTCGTCACAGAGAGCCCTCCGTTCAAAGAGCCGCGCCCGCGTCTCCGCGAGCGTGGCGTTGAGGTCGTCGAACCCGGTCACGAGGACGGCGTGCCGTACTGCGTGAGCGAGGTGAACCCGGTCGTGGCCGGCGGGAACTCGTTGGCCATCCGCAGGCGGGCCGTGACGCTGAACGGGCAGGACGTGGTGCTGTTGGTCAGCTTGCACGTCATGTACCGCTTGTGCGTGATGCCCGGGAGGTACAGGTCGAACCCGTACACGGACTGGGAGGCCGTCTTGTTGGACAGGACGATGCCCGAGGTGAGCCCCGAGAACAGAGTCGCGGAGGCGATGGCGAAGTTGGGCGCGGAGAGGAAGCCGAGGTGGAACTTGGTGAGCTTGGTGTTGCCCACGCCGTGGGACACCTCCACGCGCACCAGGTCGTACCCGGCGGTGTCCACGATGCCCTTGGTGCCGTTGCCGCCGGAGCCGTAGGTGCCGGCCGACACGGAAGCGTTGGTGATCTTCCGCGTCGGGATCATCTGGATGACTTTGTCTGCGCGGTCGCGTCGCATGGGTAGGTGCTCCTTAGGTCTGCCAGAAGGCCACGACCGGCCCGGCGGTGGTGTCGTCGCCCACGCTGTGGACGACGTTGTGGAAGCGGGTCACGAGGCGGATGCCCGCCGCGTACTGGTCGAAGTACCGCTCGCGGCTGACCGAGACCTCGGCGGCCATGCGGTCGCCGAAGAGGGCGGCGCGGGAGAAGTCGCCGATGAGGAAGTCGATCTGGTCGCCGGCCGTGAAGCCGCCGGGGCGGTTCGTGGTGGAGGCCACCGCGACGCTCGACATCGAGTTGTTCTCGATGATGGGGATGTTGAGCCACTTCTGGACCAGCCCGTAGCCCACGACCTCGGAGAGCGTGAGCCCGCCGGGGACGCTCTGGGACAGCCGGTCGAAGATGATCGGCTTGAGGTTGTGGTGGATGGTGATGACCATGTTGCGGCGTGCGTAGTACGGCACCCGCGCGATGGCGTTGATGATCTCGGTCTGGGTGTGGGCCGTCGCGTCCGCGCCGCCGGTCACGTTCTTGCCGGTGTTCGCGGCCGTCAGGCCGTACTTGTACTCAAAGCCGGTCATGTGGCCGTAGGTGCTGGTGCCGTTGCCGACGAGGACGCAGTCGTCCTCGGCCTGGGCCTGCGCGGTGGCCATCTCCTCCATCGTGAGGTCCATGATGGAGAGGCCCGAGCCCTGGAACATCTGCTCGGAGGCGAGGGTCAGGATGATGTAGGTCTTGGCCCGCAGCGACACGTTGTCGTAGGTGGCCGTGGACTGGGTGGCCGTGGCCGTCTCGCCGAGGAAGTAGCCCGTGAGGCCGCCGGTGCGGCGGGGGATGTAGATCTCCTCGGCCGGCATCTGCACGACCTTGGCGAGCCGGCGGGCCACGCCCGCGTCGGTCACGTTGCGGATCAGGTCGGGGATGAAGGCGTCGGGGACGAGCGCCGAGCCCGTGGTGGGGCTGAGCGTGGTGAGGGCCTTCTGGCCCGTCACCTTCTCGTGCATCTCCATGAACTGCTTGGTCTGGGCCTGGGCCTCCTCGATCCGGCCCGTGAGGGGCAGGACCTGGGCGGCGAGCCAGTGCTTGCACATGGCCGCGGCGCCGTAGTCGCTGAAGAACGCCTGCCCGTGCTTGATGCGGTCCTCGTAGAGCCGCTGCTCGCCGCTCTTGACGCTGGCCGTCTCGGAGATGGGCACGGGGCGGCCGTGGACCTGCTGGAGGCCCATGCGGCGCATGCGGTCAGCGATCTTGGCCTCGATGAGCGCGTTCCACGCCTCATCGTCGGCGGACTTGGCGGCCTTGGGGTCAACGGCGTTGACCGGGGCCACGCTGGCGGGGATGGAGAACGTCTTGCGCGACTGGGCGTCCGTCACCTCGATCTGGTCGATGGAGATGACCTTGCCGCTCGCGTCAACCGGCTCGAAGCCTTCTGCCTTGAGCCACGACTTCATGGCGTCCGGCGTTTCGTCGCCGGCGTAGCCCTGCCCCTTGCAGATGTCTGCAAGCTGGGCCTTGGTCATTGATGGCATTGGTAGCGATCCCGTAGAGGAACAGTGGTGGATACCACGGCTCGCACAACTGGGACCGCTGGCCGGGCAGGATGGGGGCCTTTGTGAGACCGGACCCTGCGGGGGACCAACGTGTCGGGCTGGCTAAGACCGTCACATTGTCGAGACGCTGAAATGTAGCCTGTGCTACATGCCGGGTCAAGCGTGGCCCGCCATCGCCTGGAGCAGGGCGATGACCTCCCGCTCCTCCCGCCGGTACGACCCGTCCGGCCGCGCCTCCGCCGGGACGTAGCGCAGGAAGTGGTACTCGCCGCCGTGCCGCTCCAGCGCCTCGCGCAGCGTCATCGGCTCCACCGCGTCCTTCCGCGCCCCGCCCTCCGTCGCGTCGATGGTGGTCAGCCCCTTGTCCCGGTCGGCCCGGAACAGCGCGTTGAACACGTCCAGGTAGGTCGCCATCTGGGCGTCGGTGTACATGGGCCGCCCCTGCTGGTCCTCCACCAGACGGTTGCTGTCCCGCCCGCGCGCGACCCGCTGCCACTCCATCATCTCAAGGGTGTTGAACTCGTTGAGTTCGCCCGCCCACACCTGATGGATCGCGGCGCCGGCCGAGTAGTACGCCCCGTCCGTGAACCCCAGGTCCTGCCCGATGAGGATGACCGGATCGCAGCCGAGGTGGCGGGCCAGGTGGTAGCCGAAGTGGGCGACGGTGGCCGAGGTCGGGAACATGCCTCGGCTGGCCACGGTGTCGTCCTCCAGAATCGCGCTGAGCAGAGGGTCGCCCGTCATCCGCATCGCGCCGGGCCACGCCCGCGCCACCCCGGGGCAGGCCGTGGGCATCATCACGAGTTCGACGCCCTCCACCATCTCGGCGGTCACTCCCTCGAAGAACCGCGTGCTGAGGGTCGGGTGGAAGTCCACGGCGCAGACGTAGTGGGGCCGGATGCCCCTACCGAGCAGGGTCTTGAGGGCGGTCTGGACGGCGACGATAACGAACTCGTCCTCCCGGCCCTTGAGCAGGTCTACGTTCCTCGCCAGCGACGGCCCGGCGCTCACGATCACGGCCGGGACGTGCTTCGCCCGGTCCTTGAGGCCGGCCACGCCCCCGCATTCAACGAACGCCGGCAGGTTGTCCAGGGCGTTCTGGAAGAACTGCGGCATGAGCACGCTGTTCGTCACCAGCCCTATCCGCATGGCCTTGAGGGTTTCGTTGAGGGCGGACAGGAAGCGGTCCCCCTCCTCGTCCAGCCGCGCGTGTGGCTCCAGCACCCGCACGCCGCAGGCGAACCAGCGCTCCAGCCCCCGCACCGCGTCCCTGATCCCCTCTACGCCCTTGCACACCCGCACGTTGGGCATCGCCAGCGTGGCCGCGTGCTCGGGCGGGATCGGCCCGGGGTGGTAGAGGAGCAGGTAGCCGTGCAGCCCGATCTCGTCCACGGCGCGGACGGCGGCGGGGGTCAGAGAGAGGGCGACGGTGATGCCGGGGAGGTCAGGCACCACGGAGTTCCAGAACGGCGGCGACGGCATCGCGCAGAGCCTCGTCGCGGGTCGTCCTGCACGCTATCCATGTCGTCTTCGAACCAATGTCCCACACGGCGTCATCGGGATATGGTCCCTCGATCACAAGGCCGGGGCGCTGCTCTGCCAGCCAGTCCACCGCCCGGTCGCGGCAGAGGCCGTACGCATGCTCATCATCGAGGATGTCGCCACACCCCGGCCCGCCGTCACACTTGGTGCCGCAATCGTGGCACCGACCGACGTTGATTGCCCACCGGGCAGGCACAACCCCAGCCGGGCGACCCGGCATATCCGGGAAGGGCTCGGGCGGTATATAGGTGAGCCCGGCGGGCATCAACTCCGGGCATCGCGCGATCAACTCCGCCCACGTCGGCACTAAACCGCCTTCTTCCGCCATACCAGTTCTCCCGTGACGATCGCCCGCTTCTTGGCCGGCTCCGCCACCGCCCACGTCTTGCGCGCGGGGGTGTCGGGGAACCCGGCCGCCACCGCCGACGACCGGTGGATCTTGCCCGCCTTGAACAGGGACTCCATCTGCTCCCACACCGGCGTCATCGCCGTCAGGTACGCCGCCGACTTCACGCCCTCCACCAGGCAGTACGGGTTCATCGGCTGGGCGGTGAAGGCGTACCGCGTCAGCGTCCACTTCCTGAACACCCGCTTGCACCCGTCCCCGTACCGTTCCCGCTCCGCCTTGGTCGGGGCGGACGAGGCCAGCGACCGCGGGTCCCACTCGATGCTCATGCCCCGGATCACGCCCTCGCGGATCATGGTGAACACGTCCTCGCCGAGCGCGTGGCGGCCGATGTAGGTGGTCGCCCACACGCCGTTGGGGTGGACGGTGAGACGGCGGTTGGTTCCCACGGCCTTGGACGGGTCGTGCTCAAGGTTCACCGAACGGGTGCCGGCGAAGTACGTCACGTCGTCCATGCCCTCGGGGAGCACCACGTCACCGATCATGTCTACGTCGGTGGTGGAGATGTACCCGGAGACGAGCCGCTGGTCGATGTTGACCGCTTCCGTCGGCGCGGCGAGGGCGTAGGTCTTGCGGCAGAGGGTGACGGGTTCGGTGGGCATGGCGGCTTCTCCAGAAGGCCCATGAGGTAGATGAGCATGGCCTCGATGCGGGCCAGGCGTCCGTCCTGAACGGGTAGGTTGAAGTCTGGGCGGGCGGGCTTGGGCGCCGGCGGCGGCGGGTCGGCCCAGGACCGGCCGGGGATGTAGTAGGGGGAGTCGGTCATGGAGTGGGCACCACCAGAGGACCGGGCGGGAGGTCGTTGGCGCAAATGGTCTTGGCCTCAGCGTGCTCCTCTTCGTCGCACAACTGGCGGGCCAGGCGGCTTGCCCATGCCTCAATCTGCTGCCGCGCATCATGCGGCGGCTTGTTGGGCCAAGGCGGCTGGCAGGGAATCATGGGGTCAAGTCTCATGGCGTGGCCTCAAGGTACTTGATGGTGTGGTAACGCCGGCCCGCGTGCTCGCCCGGCTGACGCTTGAACCGCCGGTCCGCCTCCGCCTTCGTCATGCCAGCGTCCCGGCGCTTCTTGCGCCGTACGGTGTTGTGCCGCTTGATCGGGACGATCTGTACAGGCTTGGGAAGCACATACTCCGTCCCCTCTGGATCAGCGTGGCCCGCGTCGAAGCCGGCGATGGAGTGCCGGTGCGCCGCGTTGCACACGAACGTCAGGCGAAAGTCGCCGAACGCCGCCTTGATGATCGGCTCATCGTTCGGCATGACCTGCGGGTCTCGGAATCCCGCGGCGCGCAGCCCGTTCGCGTGCTGGCAGTAGCGGGTGGTCCCCGCCTTGCACGCGGTCGCCGCGGGCAGGGTGTAGACCAAGGGGAGTCTCGATCCGTCCGGTAAACGACAACTCTTCATGCCATTCTCCTATTCAAACACCGCCGCCATCGAGCACCTGCACGACGGGTGCAGGGGCGGCGTCTCCAACGCCGCGTAGTCGATCTTCAACTGCCCGCCCTCGCTCCCCTCCAGCGTCTCCCCCAGCCCCAGGAACGGCTGGCCCAGCGCCGCCTCGTTGTGCTTCCGGGCCATCGACTCGCAGAACTCGCAGGGGTCGCTGGACAGGAGCCACTTCTTGCCCTTGACCACCCCCGATTCCTGCCACGCCCGCTCCCGGCCCGTGAGCATGGCCCGCGCCGTCTCCGTCCGCGCGATCCGCTCCGCCCCGTAGTTGCTCACGCTCGTCATCGTGTCCTGCACCCGGGCCTGGAGCTGCGGCAGGGACTCGCCCCTGGCGATGCCGTCCGCGAGCTGGGACCGCACCGCCTGGTCGATGGTGTCGGGCACGGTGCGGATGAGCTTGCCCTCGAACTCGCGCAGGTACTCGGTCGCCCCCGCCGTCAGGGCCTCGTTGAGTCTGGCCGGCTCCACCCGCGCCCCCAGGTCGGCCACGCCCTTGTCCAGCCCCTCGCGGAACATCCGCTGCACGATGGGGCTGGCCGTCTGGCTGAACAGTTGGGCGAACACCGGGTTGCCCACCAGCGACACCACGCCCCCCTCGGGGGTGACGGACGCGACCACCTGCGGGCCGATGCTGTCGAACAGGGCGCGGAGGGCGGCCTCTAGCTCCCGCTCGCCGATGGAGAAGGTGGAACTGAATCGGTCGTCTTTGCGGGGTGGGCCGGAGCAGCAGGCGTGGCCCACAGGGGATAGGAGCATGTCTCTCTGCTGTACGGCCCGAGCGTTCGGTGCATCCGCATGTCCTCCTGCATCTGCCTTTGCCAAGGCGTCAGTTCGAACTGCACGTCCAGCCTCAGCCCGTCCCCCGCCAGTTGTGGCCGCTGGAACGCGCCCAGCGGCATCGTCAGATACTCGCCCATTGCTTACTCCCGTTCGGTATCCCAACGGATGATCTGGGCTGGACTTGGCGTGATGTCCGCCCCGTCCAGCGTGGCCCGCACCATCGCCGCCGGCTGAGCCAGCACCCCCAGCATCCGCACCAAATCCAGAACGTAGATCTGCCTTGGCTGCTCCGGCGTCATCAGATGCGGGCGGACTTCTATTTCCACTACCAATCGCGCCATTTCCGCCTCCGATTCCCCCCAATCCCATCGGGTCCGGCTCCGGCTGTGTCTCGCTCTTGTACTTGTCGCCCGTGTCGTCGTCTACCGCGTCCCAGCCCGCCTCCGCGCGGGCCTCGTTCTTCGTCAACAGGTCCGCGTTCCACATCTCCACCACGACCTTGGTGCCCTCCACGCTGTCCTCGTCCACCCACGGGTCGAACGCCAGGAACACCGACTCGTCCCCGAAGCGGGGCATGAGCAGCGCGTTGAGCGTGTCCTCGATCTTCCGGCCCCGGGGCTGGAGCCCGTACGTCTGCCACTGGTGGATCGCGGGGCTGTCCCCCTCCAGCCCGCCCGGCCGCATCCGCAGCATCTCGATGGGCAGGTCGAAGCAGTTGGCCACCACCTCGTCCACCCGCTCGCCGTTGGTCAGGATCTCCGCCGCGTCCTTCCCCACGTCCAGCCGCTCGAACTTCGCATCCTCCGGGGTGGACGCGACGATAAACCGGCCCGTGTTGTGCGCCCCGCCGACCTTGGCCTGGAGCGACACCTCCATCTGGGTGCGCTGGTTCTCTGTGAAGTTGCCGTAGAGGATGCCCCCGGGCATGCCCCCGTTGTCGATCATGGCCTGGGCGATGGCCACGAACTGGAACCCCAGGCGGGCCTCGGCGACGCACGCGGCAAGGTCGCCGGCCCCGAAGTACGGATCACCGCGAGGGTTGAAGTAGCGGAACGGCACGACCTCCTCCGGGGAGAAGGTCTGCTCCGTTTCCGTGCCGCGTCCGTAGACGTACGCGCCGATCACCCGCTCCCGGTCGGGGACGGGGTGGACGAACTGGGGGAACAGGGGCCACGCCTCCACGGGGGTTCCCGCTTGGTCGGTCGCGATCTTCCAGTAGAAGTTCCCGGCCAGCCCGAGGCAGTTCTGCGTGGCCTCCAGCATCTCGTACAGGCTCATGAGGGGGTTGGGCCGCCGGAGGAACACGTTGACCGGGTGCAGGTCGTCCGTCAGTTCCTCCACCTCGTCGTCTACGTCCATCGCCTTGCGCGCCCAGTGGCCGGCGGACTTCACCAGCCGCTCCCGGCGGCGGCGGGACAGGCGGCGTCCCTCGAACGCCATGCTCTTGCCCCGGCCCACAATCCGGTAGCCCCGGAGCGGGTTGGTGGCCACGCCCGCGCTGTTGCGGGTGGTGGCGACCTTGACGGTGCCGGAGAACATGGCCATGAGTTCGGCGGCGCGGTACTGGCCCTGCCGCCCGTAGTGGATGCCGACCTCGGCGGGTCGGACGGTGGCGGCGGAGTACTGCCGCAGGCCGGGCGTGGGCTTCATGAAGGCGCGGGCCGCGGCGGCGAGGCGGGAGGGGAGGGAGGGCATTTACTGAAGCTCCGTAGACTGGTAGAGGCTGGCGGGCAGGACGTGCTCCGTCACCCAGGGGTTCTCCATCTCCAGCAGCCGCTCAAGTTCGGCGGCGTTCATGAGCTGGGCCTTTTCCGTCCCGTCGCAGACCCTGATCTTGGCGCAGGCAGAGAGGATGGTGACGCCGCCGCTGTCGCTGATCTTGGCGCACCGATACCCGCCCCTGGTCTTGACGATGGCCCCGACGCTCACGCGGCCTCCTTGCGCCTCAGGCGGTACAACTGCTGGCGGATCACGGCGCAGGCCCGGCACCGCCGCTTCCCGACCTTGGTGATGTACACACCGTCGCCCGTGAGGGCGTGACCGCGGGGGCACACCTTGCGCCTGTTCCGCTTCTGCCGCGCCGCCTCGGGGTCCACCAGCCAGAGGAAACTCTGTCCGATCTTCTCGCCGTGCCCATGCCGCAGCACGGAGATGCGCTGCCAGATACGGGACTCGGTGCGCCCCTCGGCGGCCGTGATCTGCTTGGGGGTCAACCCGCGGGCCATGAGCAGGGCCAGCCCGGGGTCGCTCTGGTTGGCCGTGACCCGCTCGTGCTGCCGCTCCTGTTCCTCATGCATGATGGCTGACGCCACGGGGCAGGGGGCGCTGGCGTCCCGGCGGCGGGTCCACACCTCTTCGTCCACCGGCTTCTCGATCGGGCCACGCCGCTTCACCTTGCTGTTGGTCTGCCGCCCCAGGTTCCGGCTGTACCGCTCGTCCACCACCCGCCACTTGATGTACTTGGAGGCGTACACCGGGAACGACGCGCCCCCGTCCGGCCTGTACCGCTCCGCGGCCTCGGTGAGCCAGAGGTAGCACAGGCCCAGCCACTCGGCGGGGTCCTCGCGCCACTTGCGGGCGGCGATGGCGGCCTCCTGCTGGGCGATGTGGACGTGGGCGGCGGGGTCGGGTGTCACATGTCCCCCCGTCGCACGATCACGCAGTCACGCAACACATCCTCGCCAGCGATTGCCACCGGCCAAGGCAGCGCGTCCATGTAAAACAAGTCGCGGAACCAGTCCTCCCATATCGCGTTCGAGATTGGGGCCGTGCTTCCTCCCTCCCACGTCAGGACGCACTCGGACGGGCTCACGCGAGTTCCCACGATCTGCCCGGTGCATTGGGTTGCGTCACGCATCTCGCCCATGCTCACCTCACCGGCCCGAAGCCGAAGTTAGGGTCTTTCCGCCGCTCGTCCCACGACACGGACACAGGCTTGGGCGGGGGCGCGACCGCCGCGATCACGCTGGCCCCCACGCTCACCCCGCCGTCCAGGTGCATCACGAAGTACCGCACGGCGTCCATGCCGTGGTCGTCCACCTTCACCGGCTCCTCTTTGACCGGCTTGCCCTCTTTGCTCTCGTTCCAGCAGTACCCGTCCCACTCCTCGGCGGTGCAGGTGGGCTTCTTCGCCTCGGTGAGAGAGGGATCGAGACCAGCCCGGCTGTCGCGTAGGACAAACAGACGAGGCCGCCCGTCCCCGGCCGGCCGCAGCCTCGCGGCCACCGCCTGGATGCCCACGGTGACATCCTTGCGGGCGGGGATGCTCCCGATGCCCTCCTGGTCGAGCGTGGCGCGGTCCTCCGCGTCGTGGTCTGTGACTGTCGCCTCGTACCGCTCGCCCTGGCTGAGCCGCTTGATGTCCTGCGCATGGTCCCTCACCGTCCGCCGCGTGTGGTACAGCTCCCGGTACAGGTACGCCCGCCCGTCCCCGTCTACCGCCCACCACTGGCATACAAAGGGGTTGGTGTAGCCGAAGTCGATGGAACGGAACCGCCGCCAGTCGGCGGGGATATCGAATCGGTCCACGAGGTGAACGCTGGCGTCCCACTCCGGGTACACCACGCCCTCAGCGGCGGCCCACAGGCCCAGCCGGAGGCGAGCGTGGCGATGGCCAGTAAGGCCATCAAGCACGGCAAGATACTCCGGTGTGACGCTGGGGTTGTCCTCGTGACGGCTGGGGAATCGGGTCGCTCTGCCTGCATCCGCCCACCTCTTGAGCCAGTGTGTCGGGGCGCCGGGGTTACAGTCGAAGATCGCCTGCTGGTACGGCATGACGCCGTTGCGGAGGCGCGTGAGCAACTTCTCCGCGTCGTCCTCCGTGAGTTCCGTGGCCTCGAACCCCACGATGAGGTCGTACTCGGTGGACATCACGCGGTCGGCGTTGTCCATGCCCCCGCAGACGATGGTGGAGCCGTTGGCGAAGTGGTACGCCTGGCGGTGCGCCCGCCCCGGCCCCTTGAGGCAGGGGTCGCCGGGGAGCGCCACCTTGCTCTCGAACGTGACCAGCACGGACTCGGTGAGGCTGGCGCGGGTCTTGCGGACGAGCAGGATGCGGCACCCCGCGTACTTGTGGGCGCAGGCGTAGACCTTCTCCAGCACGCCCCTGGTCTTGCCGGTGCCGGCGGGACCGTCGATGAGGACGATGGCCCCCTTGAAGGTGGCGACCTTCAGGGCCGCGCCCTTGAGTTCCAGCGGGGTTTCGGGGGCGGCGGTGGTCACAGTGGCTTCACGCTGGTGAAGGCGTCCCGCCGAGCGTGGGGATTCATTACCTCGAAATCGAACGCTGCCATAGACGACAGGGGTCTCGTGCGGAGCCGCCCCAACTGGAGGTGATACGCTTCGAGCCTCGACTCCAGCGCCTTGATGCGATGCTCCATCTCGCGCATCCGAGACCGCATTTCCCACTTCTGCATTGGGTCCATCACACGTTCTCCGCCCAGTCGCCCCTGATGCACTTGTACTGCACGTTCACCGGCCCGCCGCCCGCGCCCGTCACCTCGTGCCGCTCGCGGTACTTGTGGGGCGCGTTGCCCTTGAGCAGGAAGATGAGCAGGGTGTCGCTGAACTTGCGGACGGTGCCGCACACGCTGCCCTTGTGGAACACCGGCTCCTCCCACCCTTCAACCGCCCGCTTGAGGGCTTCGCGCTCCATCCGCTCGACGGCCTGCGCCCTCGCGTCCTCAACGGCCGCCGCGTACTCGGGGTCTTTCTCCAGCCAGTCGTAGTGCAGGGTGCGGTTGATGTCCGCGGCGGCGGCGGCGGCGGTGACGTTGCCGGTCTCGGCGAACGCCGCGAGGAAGGCCGCCTTTTTGGGGTGTCGGTTTTCGTTGAGCAAATGCCCGTCCCTGAGCCGCCCCCGGATTGTACCACGCCGATGTAGCCTGTGCTACTGAAAATGTAGCCTCTGCTACGAACCCTCCCCCCCGCGTGCCCGCTCGGACTGGGCTTCGGGCGCCAGTTGCAGGGCGGGTGACTTCATGTGCAGGCGGCCGGCGAGGAAGGCGATGATCAGCACCATCACGATCACCAGGGCGATGACGAACGGCGTGCCGTCTCGTCCGTCTCCGGCTATGGCCAGCCCCACCAGCAGGATCAGGCCCAGCACGATCAGGAAGATCAGCAGGGGGATGGTCATGGCTTGTGCTCCCGCTCGGCGTGGGCGACCTCGGCGACAGCCCACAGCGTCTCCCGCACTCTCCGCTCGTACTCGGCTGGCGACGCGGACCACGGCGTGAGCCATCGCTGCGTCTGTTCCTCGATCACCTTCTGTACCTCCGCCCTCTCCCTCACCCCCTCCGTCCCCTTGGCCTCGCCGGGCGCGGGCTGGGCTTCCGCCTTCGCCTCGTACTGCTCAATCATTTCCGCGACCCGTGCCTTGAACGCAGCCGGATCGCACCCAGTGTCCTTCGCTTTGGCGAGAATCCAGTCGAGAAGGCCCTGCATCTCACTCGCGTCCGCCAGTAGTCGGTTGAACGCGGCCTCTGCCTCGCCGGCCTTCCCCTCCCCGGCGGCGGTGGGCGATGGGGCGGGCGGGTCTACCCCAATGAGGAGGTCGATCCGCCGCAGCGTGGTTTTCCAGAACATGGTGTCCAGGCTGGGGAATGCGGCGTTGCGCAACTTGCTCGCGATGAGCCTCAGCAGTTCCTCCGCGTCCCTCCACCCGTCCGGTTGCGGGCGGGGCGCGGGGGCACAGGCTTCGGCCGCTTCCTTGCCCTCGCCCAGCATCGCGTTCAGTTCGGCCCGCATCACGAGCACCGTGCTCTCCAACTCTTGCAGCCGGGGCAGGTCGTAGACTTCGAGGGCCTTCACCCGCTGCTCTAACTCCTGAAAGACGCGGTAGTAGTCGTTCGGTGTCGGCGTGTGGCCGTTGTACATGATCCGTCCCAACGACTCCAGTTCACTCGCCATCGTCGTCTCCGTGTGACGGTCACGCCGTCAGTTGCTTGGCCTTCCGGTCCTTGCGCGGCACCCAGTACCACTCGCCGCCTTCCGCTTTGAGTCGCCCCTCCGCTTCGAGCGCGTCCAGTGCCTTCATGACCTGCCGCACCTTGGCATTGCTGATGTCCCGGTACAGGGCGTTCGCAATCTGGACAGAGACCCAGCCTGCCCAGCCGTTACCCCGCCTCTGCATGAACCGCCGCACGTCGTCCTTTACGCTGCTCAAGCCCCACCCCCCTCGCTCGCGTCGCGCGCCTGGCCCGGGGCGGCTTTCTCGCCCTGGTACTCAGCGCCGCACGCATTGCACCGATACCGCAGCCCGCCGATCTTCGTGAACACGTCGCACTTGCACTCGCACCGAAACCGCTGGCCCGCCACTGTCAGCATGGCCGACTCGGCTTCGGCCGCTGGCTCTTGCGGCTGGCCTGGGGCGGAGAGGGCGGCGTTGATCCGTCGCAGTGCCGCGCACTTCGGGTGGAACGCCTCGCACCCGTCGTAGTGGGTACTGCCATCCGTCCGCCGCATGAGGTCCGCCCGCTCGACTTCCAGCGCCTCCCTCAGCCTCCCCGCCTCCGCGCTCGCCGCGTCACGCTCGCGCTGGAGGGTGCGGCAGGCGTCGATCACTTCCAGTGTCTCGCACGCCTGCTCGTACACCCCCTGCTTGAACCCATCGCGGTACGCATCCTCGGCGCTCCAGTCGTTGAATGGGCTCAGTGCGCCCATGTCGATTTCGCCGGGCCGCGCTTCCCTCGCCCGCGCCTCAATCTCCCCCACCCTCTCGGTCACGTCAGCCATTGCGGTGCTCCTCACTCTGCGGCTTCAACGCGCCGTGGCACATCGGGCACACGCCCGTTGCCTCACAGTGCTCGCACTCCTCGCCGTCTTGATCGCCCCAACCGCCACAGCCTGCGCAATCGCCGGGGTGCTCACCGTCGCAGCACTGCACACACTCGCACCGGGTGTCCTTCGCCTTCTCACCCTCCACGCCCCACCCCCTTTGCCGCGGCGGCTTTGCCAGTCTCGGTCGCATGGAAGTAGTGCCCGTAGCCGGTCGCTAGGCCCTTCCACATCAGCCCCATCGCCGCCAGTTCCTCGCACCGCCGGTAGTCGTCTGAACTCGACTCGGCCGCGAAGTGGTTGCGGTACGGCTCCGCCGCACGGTCGAGCCCCAGCGTGTGCAGCAGCACATCCACAAGATCAGGGCTCAGCCTCTCCGCTATCGTCGCGGGCGTGGCTTGGGGGTCAGGCATGGGGGTCCACCTTTCGGAACGTGAGCGCCCACACCCACGGGTTCGCGTCCCATGAGCCTGCGCCGTTGATGCGATCCCACAACTCCGAGTAGTGAACGCGGACCAACTGGCAGTGCCCCGCGTCAAAACCACCAGCCCACTCGCGGGCCTTCACTGCTTGCGGGCGTGACTCAGCCCACTTGATAGCATCGGCAACGCTCGTGCCCGCGGGCACGGGGATCGGCGGTAGGTCGATGCCTTCTGCTAGACAGTCTTTCGCACTGATGTCTTTCAGCCGCTCCACTCGAACGCCCACAATCTCCAGCGTGATCCGGCTGGCCCATCGAGGCATGTGGATGGATGAGCGGAGTCGCCCGTCGCCCCAGCCCATCGGGTGCTTGCCATCGGCCTCGAACCACACGTCCTGTCCGGCTGGAACATCCCCGGGCGGGAGGTCATCCCATTCCGATGTAAACCGAAACGTCTCCTTCACCCATAATCGGTCGCCGGGTTGGCCATAGGGCCTCCAGTCGTGCGCGTTGAGGTGCCCGGCCGCCCGCTTGTTCCGCCCGCGACTCTCGCGGACGCGCTGCAGCTCTCCGCCGAACCAGACCACCTCGCCCGGCTCCGCCTTCTCGGCTGGCACCGGCTGCGGCTTCACCACCCGCCGCGTCTGCGTCTTGCGACCGTCGAGGATCGCGCGGACCATCTCGCCCGAGAACAAGATCGGCCGCTCTTTCACCGCTGTCGTCGTCATCGCGGCTCCTCCCCGCCCCCGCCGGCCGGGACAAGTGACAACGCCTCCCGCATCTTGCTCGCGTCACGCTCATGCGACGACAGCCGATTGGCAATCGACTCCCGCACCTTTGCCACGAGGTCCGCGACAGCCGCCTCCGGCGTCTCACCCATGCCCTGTGGCCGAACGGCACTTGGCGGCTTATCGCCCGTCGTAATGGCCGCCGCCCACGCGGCTCCTGTCCTCCACACCATGAACGCCTGCGGGAAGTGAACGTAACTTCCCTCGTTCGACGCCTTGAACAGTTGCTCGATACTCGGAATCACTGTGAGTCTCCGTTGTTCGGCTCGCTTCCCCCGCCGGCCGGGGCCGCCGCTGCCCACCTGATCCCCACCGAAGCCCGGTGCGGCCCCAGCCCGTACGGGTCCACCGCCGGGACCACCCCACGCTCGGCCCACCCCCGGCTGTACTCCGCCCGCCGCTGCGGCGTTGGCGCGGAGTTCAACTGCACCTGCGCCACCGAGCCCAGCGGGAAGCACCCCTGGCACTGCTGGTTCATCCACCCCGCCCCGTTGAACGACTCGTCCATGCGGCTGAGTTTCGTCCCCTCCGCCGTGACCAGGGGCTCCCCGGCCGGCGACATCAGCCCGAACTTGCCGCAGCACCAGTGCGCGGTCTCGGGCCTGATCCGCTCCGCGGCCTCGACGTACATGTCCAGGCCCAGCCCGTCCCCGTAGTCCGCGGCGTACCGCGCCTTGCTCCTGGCCCCCTGCGGCCCGGACACGTCCTGGCCGAGCCCGGTGAAGCCCGCCTCCACCAGCATCCTGAGCCCCGCCCGGATCGCCGCGTGCGACTCGCGCTCGCCGTAGGACGCGGCGTAGACGATGGAGACGTAGCTGGGATCGACCGCCGCCATCTGGTCGTGCAGCTCGCGGAAGGCCGCGACGAACGCCGGCCGCTGGGCCAGCGGCAGGAGCGCCGGGAGCATGTCGGCCCCCCAGCCCGGGGAGACCGGGTACTGCGTCCCGGCCTTGGGCGTGCCGAAGAGGTCCATCAAGAGCAGGCGGGGGTGGGCGACGGCGATGGACCGGAGCGAGCCGCGGTAGTCGGCGGCGTCGTACAGGTCCGAGCCCAGGGCGGCGCGGTAGTCGGTGACGCCGTTGGCCGTGTGCCGCCGGAAGGCCCAGGCGTGGCCGCTGGGGTTCTGCGGCCCGGCGCTGCCGCGTGCGCCGCAGGGGATGAGGAGCATGGCGGGCGCGGTCGTCGTCGTCATCGTGGGGCTCCGGTCAGGGGGTGGGGGGATGCGGCTTCTCCAATGGTCACGATCTTGCCTTTCGGCCCTGCCCGTAGAGCCTGGGCGTCGCGTGCCCCATAGGCCACCAGCACCGATGGCGCTCCGGCGTTGAACGATGCCCGCTCCCCGGATGGATAGTGAAAGTGCAGGCGGCCGCGCAGGAACAGAACCGCCGTGGCCCGCTGCCACACATGATCGTGGAACATCGCTGTCTCGGTGCGAGCGAAGATCAGGGCCGTGCCGGTCCCATGATCGGCCAGCCTCTTGAGCCACCGCCCCGTCTCGGGTCCATACGGGGGATTCAGCCACACGCGACCGAACCACTCGCGGGCAAGCCCATCGTCCGCCTTCGTCCACATGGTCGATGCGGTCGGCCACGGCATTGGCTCGCTCGCGCAGGGATCAAGATCGAACGGACCCAGTGCCGCGATGATCTCGGGCGGCGTCAGCCAGTCATCGGTGAAGCCGCGATAGGCCCGCTGGTGTCCGCCGACGCCTCGGCTCACGGCTTGCGCTCCTCTGTAGCGACCGGCTCTGGCTTCGCTATGTGCTCCGCAACCCATCGCAATCCTCTCACGCGCTGCTCGTGTTCCCTTTTGGCGGACGCGATCTTGGCGTCTCGCACCGCTTCTGAAGCGCGGATAGCGGCCTGCAATTCGAACTCTGCCATCACCCCTCCCCTCGCGCGCCATCGGGGGAGAGCGGGGCAAGGGCGGGATCAAGGGCGCGTAAGCCCTGCTCGGTGACGTGGAAGTAGTGCCCGTACGACAAGGCCGCGCCCCTCTTCATCATGCCGGCCGTCGTCAACCGCTCGCACCGCGCGTAGTCGGGAGTCCCTGTCGCAGCGGCGAAGTGGTTGCGGAACGGCATGTCAGAGCGGTCGAGACCGAGCGTGTGCCGCAGAATGTCCAGAAGATCCCTGGTCACGACCTCCCCCCCTTCCGCGCGCACGGGACGATGCGGACGATCTCGGCCAGGATGCGCCGCTTGATCTCCGCGTAGTCCTTTGCCCGCAAGCGTGCGTCCATGCACTCGCGGATGTACGCCGCCATGTGCGCCGCCGCTCTGCGCACACTCTCCTTCTTGGCCTCTGCTCTCGCCTTCGCCTTCCTCGCCTTCGCCGTCGTCGGTGTCGATCGCATGGGGGGCCTTTCAGGGGGTGGGGGTGCCCGTGGCTTTGGCGATGGCGATGAACAACTTGCAGTCGTTCGTGTGCCCTCCGTGCGGATCGGCGGTCATGCCATCCGGCCTTGGATTGCCGCACCACAGGCACGCCTCGCAGTCGTTGTTCTCGTCATCTGTCTCAGTGGCCGACCACTCGACCTGCTGGAGAACCGCCAGCATGTCCGGCCACGAGTCGATCATCTGTGCCGCTTGCAGACACTGGTTCATCGACAGGGGTTGAGGGTCAACGTCGTCCTGCTTGGCCGTACGGAGCCGTTCGGCCAGCGCGTCGGCCTTCTCCCGCCATGTCGGCGCTGGGTCGCCCCGCCGTACGAGCACATGCACAGTTGGCTTCTTCGCTTCGTCCATCGTCGTCTCCTTGCTGCCGCGGCGGGGTTAGGCCCCCGCGATCTCCCGCCACCGGGCACGGAACGCCTCCGTGGTCCCGCATCGGGCGTGCTTGTCCTTGAGCCGGGCGAAGATCGGGTCGTCGCGGTTCTCGCGGAACCGCCGCACCAGCTCGCGCTCGTACCCCGTGACCGGGGCACGGCCCGTGTCGATCCCGTCCACCGCCAGCCGCGGCGTCGGCCTGGGCTTGGCCTCCACCTCCCGCATCCGGCGGATGAGCGTGCCGGCGTCGGGCGTCTTGCCCCGGTAGCCCATGCGGTACTCGCCCACCACGGCCTTGGCCTGCTCGTCGGTGATCTCGATGCGCCGGAGCCGGTCGATGAACAGCGTGGTGATCTCCGCCGTCCAGTCGCTCGCGGGGAACATCCGCTGCGTGTATTCCACGGTCGCCCGAACGTCCATCTCGTTCATGTCTTGGTCCCCTTGCCGAACGCCTTGGACACCAGGGCGCCCACGTCGATGCCGTTGGCGTGGCCGTTGGGCTTCGGTGCTGCCCAGTCGCCGTCGTCGCTCTCGTACACCCGCTCGTCCACGAATCGGTCAAGCCCCACGGCGTATTGCCCGTCCTCGCGAGACCCCACCCAAGACGATGCGTACGCCTTGATTCGCCCGTGCAAATACCCGATCGGGTCCGCCCTGCCGCTGGCGGCGATGTCGCCCACCGCCCGCTCGAACAGCCGCAGCGCCATGCCCTTGGTCCCGCGCCGCAGCCGGGGGTAGTCGGCGAACAGCCCCGCGACCTCCGGCCAGGTCAGCCGCACCTCGCGCGCGCCCGCGCGTCCGAACGCCTCGCCAGAGCCAATCCCATCCCTACCCATCCCATCCCCGGCGACGCTCCCGTCGTCGGAGTGCGAGTCAGACGCCGTCGGAGTGGGAGTCAGACTTTGGGAGACTGCGACTCCGCCGTTGGCGGCGGGCGTCTTAATGTCGCCGTCGCCGCGGTGCAGTAGCGTCACGCCACGGCTCGCGGCCCGCTTCTTGACCCACCCCTCCGCATGGTCGTCCCAGTCGTGGATGATGAGCCGGTGGGCGTTGTCCCGGTCCAGCCACTTGGCCTCCACCAGCGCGTTCACCAGTCTCTTCGGATCGTCCGGCCAGTCCACGATGTCCGCGATCTCGTCGTCGCTCAGCCGGCCGATGTCGCCCGCGATGTAGCAGTCGGCCGCGGTATCCCAAAGCACCTGCATGATGCCGACCGCGTGCATGCGAGGGATGCCCAGCAGACGGGCGAGCCGTCGCATCTTGACGTGGCCGTGGGTGTTGTGCTTCAAGCCGGCGCCTCCTGCGTCTCCCGAGACTTCCGCGCTGCGGCGTTCCGCGCCCGGATGGCCTGATGCCGCTTCTCGTCTTGGGCCTCGAACCAATCCCACACCTGGCGGGCGCAGGCCATCGGGTCGCGGTGCAACTCGGACCCGGTGAACCGGAGCACCTGATACCCCGCCAGCGTCATGTCGCGGTCCCGCTTCCGGTCGCGGGTCAGTTGCTCGTTGTTCGCGTCGTGGAATGCCTTGCCGTCGCACTCGATGATGAGCGGGCCGTCGAACTCATCCTCGTGCGCGTACGGCCCTTGGAACATCCGCACCAACGCGAAGTCCGCGCGGTATTTGTCGA